CCTTCCACGGCCCGCTACGAGAAATAGCGTTTACTTCAATGTTGTAGACGTTAACGCCTGTTCCCGCTACTGCTGGCAAAAGAACGTGCGAGAATGAGCCATCGACGATGGTAACGCCACCTGTTGCAGCTGTGGCAACAGTACAAATTAAACGATGTAAATAGTCACCAACTGCGCCTGTGCCGCCTAAAACTTGTGCGGTCTGACTTGCTGCAACGTGTTCGTATTGATATTCATAAGGTTGTGGTACGCCGCTCATAATCTTCTACTCCGGTTAGTGGTGTGGGTTGCCCACATATCATTTAAAGTAACTGTGTTCTCAGGCCCGACAATCAACGGTTTAACAACATCTGGCTGCTTAACCTTTGGCTCTAGCCTCCAAGCAATTGCCAACATTCGGAACGCATCTGCTGGGTGGCTTGTCCAATCATGCCTGGGCGTTTGCCTAAATGCCTTTTTGTCCTCGTCGTATTCCCGCTGATATTGCCGTAAAGCCTCTAGCCCATCGTGCGTCCGTTCAGCATCAAACCAACATTGCGGCAACATCTGACGCACCGCCTGAATCCCGTCTTGCACCGACAAGTCAGGCACAATCGCCATATTGTTGATGCCTAGATACTCACTCAATTGCTCAATGACTGACTTACCCGCTGCTGCTAGAGTTTTAGCCCTTGCATCATGGGGTAGGTAATGTTTTGCGTATTTATACGGCTTTTCTACGACTATTTTAGCTATTTCTGCAATGTTTGCACCACTTATTGCAAAATAATCAATGATGTGGATTTCGTTGCGTATAACTTGATACCACCAAATAGCCGTGTCATCTCGATAGCCCAAATCCCAACTAGTGTAAGTCGGTAGGTGCGGATCGTAATCAACACGCCTAACTTGACCGGCATCTGTGATCTTGCGTATGTCCTCGCCATAAAAAGCGCCAAGGATTGCCGCCTCAAACGAACACTCATACTCTTGTAAAAACTGGTCATCGCTGATCTGTGCGGCAGCTGCCCGTAGCTCTGTGTCAGGCAAGAGTCCAGACTCACTTGCCTTTAAAACAAGGTGAAACCACTCGTTTGGTGTTTTCTTAGCTGTTTCAAATATCTGCCAAAACTGGTTTTTTCCTTTCGGTGTGCCAGCGAACACAGCCCAACCTTGCTTGTCTGACAATGTTGGTCGAATGACGTTACCCCACACGCTCGGTCTAAAGTCACCATATTCGTCCATGAAAACGCCATCAAAGCCCAATCCACGCATGGCATCTGCGTTGTCAGCTCCAAACAAGCGTATCTTGCCGCCAGTTATAAGCTCAATGGTCAGTTCGGCCTCGTTGCTCGATGCGAGAACTGGCTGGGCAAAGTGTTTAAGGTAATCCCAAGCCACAGACTTAGCCTGGCTGCGAAATGGCGCAATGTAAGCAAATAGTGGATTTGTGCTTTTGCACATAAGTGCAGCCCGAACAATGTCGTTAATGGCTGCAACTGTCTTGCCGGCTCGTCGGTGTGCAACAAGGCAAGCCCAACGTTCGGTGCGGTTATGGAATGGTTTAAAAGCGCCCCGTGGAGAGTAGGGCAGCGTTACTTCCCGTCTTGCCACTTGACCACCAGTTCAATTGGGCCATCATTAGCGCCAGTATGTTCGGTTCGTGCAAGTTTAGGAACGTGGTATTCAGCGACAGCCATGAAACATTCAAACGCTGTCTTTGGGCCATATCTTTCATCAATTGCTATTTGATCTAGCCATAGCTGAAGTTTGTCTGAATTACCGTCTACAAAAGCCGCTATAGCCTCTCTAGCCTTCGTTGTGCTTTTGTTTGGGATACCTACAGGTCTACCTGCGTTTTCCCTTCTGCCGCCTTTGATAGGCTTAGATTGTTTTTCAATTGCCATATCTTTTCTCAATGGTCTTAGATTTAAGATTGGTTGAGTTTAGCTTACTTATTGCGTTTGCTGATATTCTTAGCTTTTGACCTTGCATCTTCTTTGCTTGATGCGCCCCATGCTTTTAAGGCTAAGGCTAGCCTAGTAGGTTTCCCGTCTTTTTCCATTGGCCCTGGCATATTGCCCATTCGTGCTAAGAAACTGGCTCTGCGTGGGTTATCACCTGACTTGACCGGTGGCTTGAGGTTCATGCCTTCTGCTTTGGCACTCGCTCGACCCTTGGCATTTAGACCGCCAGCAGGGTTCTTTCCCTCTTTGCGTTGCCAAGCAGAAGTTTTCATTTCTTCTCGTCTTTAGCTGTCTTAGCTGATTCTTTGAAGTCTTTAGCAGTTGGTGCGCCTGGCTCGCCTGGCTTTCTCATCTTTTCGCCGCTGCCTGCTTTGATTCGCTCTTGTTTTGCTAAAATATTTGCGTATAGTCCCGCTTTCATTTGAACGCCCTCAATTTGTACAACGTGCTGTCAATCAATCCTGCAATTTCATCAACAATGTTAGAAAGTTCTGAATCTTGTGGCAACTCGGTTCGAATGTCTTTAACAAATGCTTTGACGCTCGTCATGTATTTTACGGGGTCAGTAGCTAAATGAAAATCTTTTGGATAGGATTTAATGATTTCATAAGACCCTTGATAAGCCTCGGCCCATTTGTCTGTCAAATCAACAATGCCATCGTAATACTCAGCCAGCGCAACGTGCTTTGCGTAGCTATCGGTCATTAGATGTTGAAAGTGTGCGTTTGTCCCGCTGTGGAACAAGGTAGACACGAAAACGGCAGGATAATCCATAGTGACCTCATAGGGTAGCTATAATTATTGTACAACCGCCGCCAGATTTAATCGACCCCCTGCCAATTTCTATTTTGTCAAACTGGCTGTCATCGTCAAACACGCCTGCGTTGCCTAAACTGTCGAGCAAACTTTTAAGTCTGTTATCCAAATCCTGCTTTCTACGATCTTTCGGGAATATCGTGATAATGGCCTGAAGTCTGGCATCGCCAAAATACGGGATTTTGTTCAGTAAAACGTAATCTTTGACGGTTTGTTTATATTCCCTAGCGGCTTTAGAAAGTATTGTTCTGCCTTGGAAATTGCGCCAGTAAGCGTTTACTGATGGTGGCAAGGGAAGTTGTAGCGTGGCAATCATCTAATCCCCACAAAAGCAGGCAATGCCTTCTTCGTTTGGGTCAAATATTGTTTTTTGATCTGCCGCAAACTTAACCATGCTTGCATAATTTGGGCGGTCTTTACGAAAAGTCGCACCGCTTGGCTTGGATGCCAATGCCAATGCCAATGCCTCCATTTTAACTTACCATGTAGCTCTTTTGGGGTTTTCTGCAATTAGAGTCGCGACTTGATTTAACGGTTTTAAAAAACATAAATCGCAATTCCCTGCCAAAGTTCTGCCTTTATATGTTGGCAATTCAAGGTTAAACGGCTGTGCGTCCCAAAAGTCGCTAATGTTTTGAACAGTTACGCCTGCCGTAAATAATGGGATTCTGCGCTTATCTTTAATTTTTGTGGCTCGTCTGTCCTCGTCATATCTTAGACCAATCCATGATGCGCTTTCTAGCTCTGACTTACTGCAATCATCAAATAACCCAGAGTGTTTAAGAAAACACGCCATCGTGCGAATCTTTAACTCGGATGTGCAAAATCTTGTGACTGGATTAGGCAAGTATTGACGTTTTCGTATGATTGCCTCAAAGGGTTCGCCATTCCTAGACGCTGTTTCGTATGTGACTTCTTTATACCTGTGTACTGGGTCTTCATGGTCTTGATACTCAATCCAATGTATTTTGACACCCCAAATCACTGAGCAATCGTTTACAAACTTTAAAGTGGCTTCTTCCTCTTTGCCAGTATTGGCAAAACATACAATTCCGTCATTTGGCATTGTTCCGCCGTGTGCCTGCAATACCTGGTACAACATATAGGCTGACGTTCTGCCACCGCTGAAACTAATGCAAGTTGGCTCTGTAATTAGGTACGGATTCACAATAACGCCTCTGTTTGGGCTAATAAATCTTCTTCTGTAACTCCATACTTTTGAGCAAACGCCTTTTTGCCCAATCCATGTACCCCATCATTGCCGGTATGATGATTTGGGCATAACGGTATAACCGGCGCATTTTCACGTTTCATTCCTA